AGTACCAGTACCAGTACCTGTTGTATTACCCGTACCAGTGCCTTCTTTATCTTTAGGTTTTTCTTCTAACTCAATACCCATAAATTTCAATACAGAATCAAATAATTGTTTCAGCATAGGAGTTTTGATAATTGATGTATTAACTATCTTTTTAATTTTATCAATTATGGTTACAATATTAGTAGTTCCATCAAAGAGACCTTTAAATATTTGCAATGAATCCTTAATTTTATCTCCTACATCATCGATAATATTTTTTAAACTTTTATTATTATTATTAGAAAGAGATTTAAAACTATTGATCGTAGAAATTCCTAACCACCCAAAAAATAGTGTGGCAAATATAGTAGACAACTTATTTAAAGATTTTGATGTATCTCTAGAACTACTTTGAATTGGTTTAATTAAAGATTTTTGTATTGATCTTTCTACAGTACTTTCTCTACCTCTTCGTAATCCCATTTCAGATGAGCGTTGTTGCTCTTGTTGATTCAGTTTTTCTTGAGATCGTTCTATTATAGAATCAGTATTAATTAATGTTATAGCTCCTTTTAATGAATTATTAAGTCCAGAAACTTCATTTCGTAATGCCCCAACAAACTGCTGCAGTCCATTTATAGTTTGTGTTTGTGTTTGTAATATTGTATTTAAATTAGAAGATTCAGTTTTTAATGTATTAATTTGTCTTCGTAATCCAGAAATTATTGAACTTTGTGTCTGAACAATTGCGGTAATTTTTGGATCTGATCTAAAAATATTTGAATATAGTTTAGTTTTACGAGTAGTTGTATTATTAGTTTTCGCAGACGAAAGTTCCCCAGATTCAGGGGCAGATTCACTTTGAGATATCTGTTCAGTTTCATCCATTTGCCTGATTCTTTAAATTTTCTTCTTCGATATAATTTTGCAAAAGAGTTATGTATATTTCTCTTTCCCAAGGAAGCATATCTTCAAGTTCAGTCAATGAATATTTATGATGATGAATGAGTGAAAAATTTGTCTTATAGTATGACGCAAGATCAGTATGCGCCATACTTACACGAAAAAAGCAGACAAACCCTCCAACAATACTTCACTTTCTACTTCTGTTTTTGGATTTGTAATTTTAATTGTATGAGAAAGTTTTGGCATAGTGTCAAAAAACTTTTCAATTTCTTTAAATTGTTTAGAACTCAATTGCTCAACAAATTCATTTAGTTCTTTCTTGGTGCTATCTCCAGAATTCCACGATTCTTCTTCTGAATAAATTTGATCAATACAAGATATAATCATATTAAAAGTATCATCAACACTTACGGATTCACGAGAATCAAAATTAGTTTTAATAAACTCAGACATAGATGGATATTTCATTCTTAAAGTTAAAGTATCATCTAACTTAATATCTTTAGAGTGTTTTGGGTCAGTTTCAATGTTGATTTCATCTAAATTAATACTTACCTGAACCTGAGTAACATCATCATCTGGGCAGGTAACTAACACATCAACAGATTCCCCGACAGATTTACCACGAATATTTAAAAACAAATACTCAATATCAAAAGTTGCTAGAGTCTCAACTTTAATTCCTTTACTCAAAATACAATTTGAAATTACATTTTTAACAGCATTTGCGATTTGTTTAGAATCTTCACTCTCCAATGCGATAATTAAAATCTTTTCTTCCTTAACAAGAAAAGGTCTATACCTTATCTTTTTTTGTAGTGAAGGAATTTCTAACTCATAAGTTGGAGTCGTAATCTTTGGTAGCATTTTTTTAAATTCAAATCACTTACTTTTATTTATTAGATTTATTAAATAAGTATAGATTCAGTTTAACCACCACCATCTCCTCCTGCTCCGCCGTCTCCTCCGCCGTCTCCTCCGCCGTCGTCTCCTCCGCCATATCCACCAATACCACTATTACCCCCAACATCACTTCCAACAGGACCCCCAATATCACCAAAATCTGGTTCAATTATTTCATCATTTCGTTCAGTTATGTTGTCATTATAATTATTGTTTTTATTGTTATCTGCATTTCTAAAAACATCTAAACTTAATGTTTTTCCACAGACATATCGCAAATAACTAAAACTAACACTCATTTTTAAAACATCAGAACTTCCATAAGATACTGGAATAGAACTCATCTCAACTGGAAAAAGTTCAAAAAAGTTATATTCTATTTGTTTTTTATAATCTCGGTCAAATTTAATAATTTTTGTTCTATTACTTTTATACGATTTTGGATATTGCATTCTGAAAAAATATCCTTCTTGAGATTTAGGTGCACCAGATCCATCTGCAATAAATTCTATCCAGTGCTCCATAAATTTTAAGGATTTATAATTACTATCAACATAAAACTCTAATGTTATTGGAACAAATGTTCGGCGATGAGCTATTTTTTCATCAACTCCCGTAAAATTGTTTGTGATATCGGAAGTCATAAGAGATGTTGCAGGAAGAGATGCTGAATAACAAAGAAGTCCAGCATCCTGTGCAATAAACAGTGGATCTATTCCTCTGAATACCAGATGAGTCAATAATGGACCAGGAAGCCCTCCAAAAATAACCTGAAAGTGTGAGGTCTGGGCAACATTAGTAAATAATGGTTTAAAATCTGATATTTTGCGTATAGATGGCACTCTAAATACCGTATATAAGTCTAATTATAGTTATTTAGATGTCTTATAAAGGAAAATTTAATCCATCATTTCCAAAAAAATATATTGGTAATCCTTCCAATATTGTATATCGATCATTATGGGAACTTAAATTTCTAAAATATTGTGATACAAACGAAAACATTTTAGAATATGCATCAGAAGAACTTGCAATTCCTTATAGGTCTCCAATAGATGGAAGAATACATAGATATTTTCCAGATGCTTATATAAAAGTTAAAGAGTCTGATGGAAGTATTAAAAAATATTTAATTGAGATTAAACCTTATAAACAAACTATACCACCAACAAAACCAAAAAAACAAACAAAAGGATACATATATGAGGCATATGAATATGCAAAAAATCAATCTAAATGGGAAGCTGCTATAGAATATTGCAAAGATAAAGGATGGACATTTAAAGTAATCACAGAAAAAGAATTATTTAAATAAAAAAATGGCAACAGAAATAAACAGAGTTGAAATAATGATACAAAGAATATCTCAAATATCTAATAGACCTGATGAAATTATGAAAATAATACAAGAGGTTTTTGATGATACAGATTCAATTCCAAATCCTGGAAAAATATATACTTTCATTTATACTGCGAAAACTCCAAATATTGATTATGATAAACATCCATTAGTATTAGTAGAATCAATTTCACTTTCAGGATTTAGAGGATACAATGTCCACTGGGGAAATTATAGAAATTATGTATGGAAAGGAGTTGAGAGTTCATTTCATATTATAAAAAAAGGACAAGAATTTGATTACCTACACGATGTTCCATATAAAGAAATATTATCAACATAGTCTAAATAACTAAAAACACAGTAATATGTCGTTCTCTGGACCTATAACCGCAAATCAGATTCCGGTATATACACTTAGGTATCCTCAAAAAAGTATTGGTAAAGATGACGATTATTTAGAAATTTCTTTAGTTACGTATAAACCTCCAGGATTTATCAACTTTGATAAGGAGAAAAAAACTATAGTTTCTCCTACAGGGAGTGATAAAAATTCTAATGTAGAAATGATAGAACAAACAATACAATTACCAATACCTTCAAATATTGGAGATACAAATCAAGTTAGTTGGGGAAAAGATGAGATAAATCCTCTGGCAGCAATTGGAGTAGGCGCTATTAATTCATTACTAGAGGCTGGATCACTGCAAGATATAAAAAATATTCCACAAGGACTTTTAGATGCATCTATGGGAGTCGGAATCAAAGGTGGAGCTCAAGAGTTAATTAAATCTGCTGTTACTACAGCATTAGTAAATTCAGTAGGAGGAAATACTAGTACCTCTGGATTAATATCAAGAGCAACCGGACAAGTTCTTAATCCAAATTTAGAATTACTATTTAGTGGTGTGAATTTGCGAAGTTTTAGTTTTGATTTTGATTTTACCCCAAGAGATAGTAAAGAATCTAAGGTTGTAAAAAATATTATAAGGACTTTTAAAATTGGAATGGCACCAAGAACTGGTGGAACTGATGATGGTGCCGGACTATTCATTTCGGCACCAAATGTATTCATTTTAACTTATAAAAGTGGAAAAAATGATCATCCATTCCTAAACGTGTTTAAACCTTGTGCTTTGGTAAGTATGACCACAAACTATACAGGGTCTGGTTCTTATTCGACATACCTAGACAAAACACCAGTTCATATGAAAATGAGTTTAGGATTTACTGAACTTAATCCAATTTATTATGAAGACTATGTGACAGTTAAAGGTATAAATGGAGTAGGGTATTAATATGTCATATTTCCGCGAGTTACCAGATATAGAATATCAATCTCCATTTGTTGATAGTAATTCTTCACAAAATTATGTGAGAGCAAAAAACTTATTTCGTAGAGTAAAATTAAGAGATGATTTAAATAATGTATTTACTATATTTAATAAGTATCAGATTCAAGAAGGTGCAAGACCAGATACAGTTGCCGAAGAGATTTATGGAAAATCAGACTATGACTGGGTGGTTATATTAACCGCAGGTATTGTAAATATTAGAGATGAGTGGCCTCTTTCAGATAGAGATATTTACAGATATTCGGAACAACTATACGGAAATAATCTAAATGATATTCATCACTATGAGACTGAGGAAATCAAGGATTCTAAAGGAAGACTAATACTTCCATCTGGAAAAGTAGTAGATTCTAATTTTAACATCCCAAATCCAAATAATTATAATGCAACAATAAATCCAATTGTTGGAATATCAAATTATCAATACGAAACAACTAAAAATAATCAAAAAAGATTAATATACTTATTAAAAGAAAGTTATTTACAACAATACTTAAATGATATGAAAAAAATTATGTATTATGAAAAATCATCCCAATATATTAATAAAAAATTAATTCGTACCGAAAATACAAGAGTCACAATGCCATAAAAAAGGGGGAGAAATCTCCCCCCCATAATATATCAGTCTTCTGCTAATTTTGCGAAATATGATAATGTTGAATCTTCATCTTCATCATCTTCAACCACAGAACGGCGAGATGGTTTTAGATTATTTAATTCTTCTCGTAAATCAGTGCCGAGTTCTTTAGAAGAACCGCGATAATCATCCTCATCATCAACTTCAGAATCAATACGAGTAGAAGTCTTGGAACCCAATACTAAATCAAGACGCTTCTTAAGTTCATCATAAGACTTGAACTGATCGGAAGCAATAAATTCACAAAGAGAATACTCCTTCTTCCAAATTGCTTCCATCGCATCATCATCACCCAGAAGAGGTCCAGGAGTTGTGAATTCACTAGAGTCATAGTTCCTATATCCGGCAACATTCTTTGCCTTGAGTTTGAAATTTGCACCCTGCCAAAAATCAAATGGATCAATCGGAGACTCGTCCTCAAACTCGGGTTGCATTGCGGCAGTAATCTTATCAAAGATTTTCTTACCATACTTATACAACATCACCTTACCCTCATTTTCAGGGTTGGCAGGATCCTTAACAACATAGATATTGCTTACATAAGTCAGCTTGCGCTTTTGTTTGCGAGCAATTTCTTTATTTGAATCAATCCCAGAGTTCCATAACTGTCCGTTATGCTCCGAAAGTGGATCTTTTTCCCCGATGGTAGTTCTACTATTCTCAATATACCAACCTCCAGGACCTTGAAATGCATGACTATAAAGTTTTACAAATGGTAAATCTTCACCATCAGGGGCAGGAAGAAAACGAATTACGGCATAACCATTTTGTGCTTTGTCACATTCGAGTTTCCATAAACGGTCATCACCAGAAGAACTACTGGAATTATTCATCTTCTCAACTTCTTTTACCAATTTTTCGGTAAGAGAACCAAGTTTAGATTGCTTTTTTAAATTTTCAAACGACATAAGGATTGTCTAGATAAATTGGATAGTTTGGATTTACTCCACTGCTATTATAGCAAATATTTTATCAACTGTCAACATAATTTCGAAGTGCCGCAATTGTTTTATCAACACTCATAAATAAAACTTGCATATCAGTTTCTGGAGGAAATCCCATTAAAGAAACTGACTTCCTCATATTTTCTTTCATATCTAGAGCTTCTGGATCATCAGAAAGAGAAAGACGAGTATACATTATTCGTTGTTTCTGAAGTAGTGCATTTAGTTTTTCAATATATTCTATTTTAGTTTCACGATTCATCATACCAAAAGTTAATATACTTCCGTATATTTGGTCTTGGATATCACCAATCTCTTTAATTTCTTCCTGAATAATATCAGAGTTAAAAAAATCACTCATTTATAATATTCCGCAAAATTTTCTTAAATGTAAATATATCGATATTTAGAAAAACTGAGTATTTACGAATTTTTAAACTTATAGTCTCCCATACTGGGTCTATCAGTTTAGTATCATACTCTTCAGAAAAACCAAATATCTTATTATATATTATAAAAGTTTCTGGAGATATTTGTCCTCCAAGAAGTCTTCTAAGAATTATTGGATGACCTTTCGAGCAATCTAAAACATTCTCTAATTTTGTTTGAGAGAATAATTCTTCGGATTGCTCCTTGAATATGTAAGTCAAACTCTGTTGTCGTTTCATCCACTCTGTATATATTCTTTCTCCAGAATTTATAATCTCTCCAATCCATAATTTTTGTGGGTTATCTGTGGATACAAAGTTTGAGAGTAAAAAATCTAATATTTCTTTGTCATTATATTTTCTTGAGGTTTTCTCAAAAAAATAACGATCTTTTCGTTTATTAAAGGAAGTTAATGAGGCTCTAACTTTTTTATTATACTTAAAGTAATCATATTTGGGACTTGAAAAATGAGATTTCAGTGCCAAATAATTCACATATACGTCAAATGGTGCCATAATATATAAAAAAAATAAGTTACTTTCCTCCGTAGGATTTATATCTGGACCCTTCAGAGTCGGTCCATTTTTTTGCTACAAAATTACTACCAGCACCAGTTCCCTCAACTCCCTTTAATTTGGATAAAACTGATTTAAATAATGGTGCTGCAGAAAGTTTAGGAGAATCATTTGATGTAAATTTTGGAGTAGATATTACTAAGGGAGTTTTTTTGCTGTCATATGATGAATAACTTTCTGGATGAACTCCATCTCTTCCTGGTTTAAATCCACCTTTAAAATTTACACCATATTGAGAAGATAATGCGGATAATCTTTCATTTTCTTTATCGTATCTTCCCTGAGCGGCACCAAGAACATTAATATTTGCTCCAGCATTCTTAAGACGAGCAATTTGTCTTTCAATAGATGTAAAATCACTCGTATTATTACTTACACCAGTTGAAAGATTAACTGTTTTTCCTTTAAATTTTTCTGGATTATCTTTTAAATCTCTGTCAAGATATGAAAGAACTTCTGCTGGACTTGCACCAACCTTTCTTGACCCAGGAGATTTTCCACCATATCCAACTGCAATACTATCACCATAATAATATTCATTCAATTCATTAGCATAAGATGGGGAAACAATTATGCAGCAAGATAAGAACTGATTAAAAGTTTTCATCAATAATTTAGAGAACATAATTATATTTATATTTTATAGTGGCAATTTAGCTTTAGAAATTCGTCGCATAAAATTAAGACTAATAGCATCATTCTTTAGTCTTTCCTTAAGGGGTTTAGAAACCAATTTAGTTACAGACTCTATATCAATACCATTAACCTCACAATAATGACAAATGGCATCTATATAATTACAATTTTCTTCCAGAACTACTCGTTCTATTTCACTTGAGAACTTAGATGAGGTTAAAAACTTATCTTCAATTGCCTGCTCTAGTTCTTTGTTTTTTTCGGTAATTTCCATATCTTCAATATTAAGTTCTAGAAAGGTTTTTAATGAATTTGTCATAATCTCACAATAATAAAAAAAAAATAATTAATTAAACAGACATCAATTCAAGTTTATCATTTACAAATTGTTCAATATATTTTACAACCAGTTTCATATATTTTTCTAAATTTCTTTCTTCATATACCACACACTCACCATCTTCACAAGACATAATAATCACAAGTTT